ATCGTTTTCCTAATTTCACGTATGATCTTTTCACGTGTAGCCTCAATACCATACATGTCCTCAAATTCCTTTATACTGTCCGTCTGAGTCCTATATTTATCTACATATGGATTGTCAAGCACTTCCTCCAAGTTAGAGCCTATAGTGGAGATCCCACATACTTGAATGCTTCTAATAGATCCATCCTCAGCGATCTCCGATTTTGCAATGTTATCAATGACATTTGCGCGAATGATGCCCTTAATGCCCCGTACAATAGTCTCATTTATCCTCTTAGCCAAGTCAAAGATAATAGTTTCGCTAAATCCAGAACCAGGAATCTTTATCATATTATTGGAAATGCAACATCGCACTATAATCTTTTCTGAATTTTCCGGTGAATATATTACGAACATGTCAGGATATTTAATTCGCAGTTTAGTAATTATGGTATCAAGCTTCATATTGTTTATGAGTAACTCTTCATAATCAAGTTCATATCTAATGCACCATTTTGATAGATTAGCATTAACGGATATTCCCGCATTGTGCTTTAAGAAGAAGTCAATCATTTTCTTATCCTCAATAAAGTCGGGGTGGACAGGATTAGCTACTTCTTCAAAGAATATATGTTCAGTTGAAATAAATTTCTCAAACTTCATCATTTCAACGTGATTGGCGATTTCGCGAACTTTCATCTTTGACTTTTCAAATTCCGGCTTTACCATAATCAACATTGAAGTGTTTTTCATCTTCTCTGTGTCGCGTGTCCCTAATATTTCCTTGAAACGATCAACGGCATTTGTTTTAGTGCCACCTCCGCCACCACTGCGATGTTTGGAATCGAGTACATATTGAGTAAGGGGTTCTGAGAGGCATTGTGCGGCAATGACCCCAACAGTTGCACCATAATCGACCAATGAATTTTTGAATACAAAGCGTATCTTGTTGAGAATAATATCTACATGGAAGTTCTTGATACCTTTCTTTACAAGATTGGCCGAACACATATATGTACGGATTAGAATACGCAAGAGAGTAACTGCTTTATCAATGTGGGTGGGAACTCGAATTCTACGTTCTTCATACATATTGTTATAGTATAAGTATGGTAATATTTCACAGAAGTCTGTAACCTTTTTAATATTTTTGACTGGGTCAAATTCCAATTGATCTTTTGTCATAGAGCCACTGTCTATTTCGATATCATTATGATTATATATAACATCTTCAATGATTCTGAATACATTGACAGGCATTTGAAGTTCATTATCGACTAAAGATCTGCCCGGGTTGTTATTGTCGGCCCAGAAGAATATCTCGCGATATGTCTCACGATCGGCGAGCAATTGAGCGAATTCTGCGTCGAGCACATCTTGGATGCTAGTATTGGTAACTTTGCTTTGAGTGCTAGCCTTGCTAACCTTTTTAAGTGTACTAGACTTAGAAGCACTACCACTAGAACCGTAGAATACAAAGTCGCCCACTTTGGAATGATATTGCTTTTTCATTTCATCGTCAGAAATCATTACAGTCAAGAACTTAACCTTTTCTGTTTTTCGAGTGTCAACGCCGTCATCCGCATATAACAATTGTACAATATTCTCATCTTTAACTGATTGTCGTAAGTTATTGATAATAATCGATTCTAAATTCTTAATACTGATTCGACTTTGTGCGCCGGAAATACTAGTGCTTAATGCATTACTAATAGAACTGTGTCTTGCATCGCCCGCTGCAAATGGGAATACTGCTGGTCTTACACCTTCGCGGTATGATGTGTCAATGAATCCGAGGGATTCTGGCGATGTGTCATATCGAGGGAAATATGGAGATGTACGCCCATAGCCACAGTTGCGGATTGGTCGCCTTCCATTAATAGTAATTTGGCCATATCCACCGTTAATATTAATGAGGTTAGTTTCCTTGCCTTTGGATCCGGTAAAGATTAGTTTCGCAATGTTATTGTTTTTAAATCCGGGATCGTTAAGGATCGGTGTTACAAAGTTATCGGCCGGCTCTAGTGCAGATAATTGCTCGGCTTCGTAATATTCTTGAAGAGTCATTCCAATTGGTGGGACTAATTCACGGCGGTTAAGTTTATCGGTTATTTCTTGAGCTTCTTTTTTCATCAATGCGGTTTTAGCCCGAATTTCATTCATTGCGGCTTCACTAACAATGATGTCGTGAATGCCCACTGTAAATCCACTCCACAAGAAGAATCTGGCGGCGAGTTGATGGAAATTATATATAGTTTCGAGTGCGCGGTTGGCGCCGTATTCATTATTAATTATATGGAATATTGAGCCCATTACTCCTTGGCCAGTTGTGGATTTATCGAGGACGCCTGATATCAATTTACCGCGGTTGATTTGGACATATATTTCGTCGGGGTCATATTTGATATAAGGGGCATATTGAGGCAAGTATATTTTTGCCTTCTTTTTTGGGTAGTTAATTTTTGGTAAGAATAAACTTACTAAGTCACGGCCAGTATATACATCTTGATTAAAGTTAAAATTTTCAGATGTTGGCGGTGTTATATTTGAAAATATTTGCATGGCATGCCATTTATCTATACTAACATCGGATCGGGTTATCTCGGCGGATCCAATGAGCGAGTCTTGAAAATTTCCAAAGAATGGGGAATGGTTTTGATATGAAACTGACCAATTTCCTATCCATGATATGTGTTTCAGTTCTGTTCGTGATTGTATATTTTGGGCTATTAATGCATTGGCGCAATCTCCATCGATACTGGAGACCTTATCTTTCAATAAGGAGTGGACTATACCTTAAGCAACTTTATGAGAAAGCTATCAACAATTCATAAAGAAACCAACACCCTTTAAGTCTCTGAAGGCTTAGCATATCTACTGATATTGAAACCATCAATATCAATAGACTTAGCTTTTCCATGCAGGTTTTCCAATCTTCAAAGTTATTACTATGCCCTAGGTCATTACCCCGGGTATTTTGAAAACTTTCGTAATCAAAAGAAGTATTTGAAGCTCTAAGGAGGTTCCCGCAATTGAGGTGTTTCGCGATTAGAAGGAATATTTGGCTCCTTAAATCACTAGATAGTTATATAACTTTATTCATAGAATAAAGTGGTTAATTTACACTGTTTACCTCAATGAGTTATTAACCAACACATTGAGCAGCTACCTGTTCAGACCCCGATATTTTGAATCTGCATTATAGCAAGCGCAAGAGCTACTGTTCAACTTAATAGTGCTCCCTTTTTCCATTATCACTATTCGATGTGCTCCGATATTACTAAATAATAATGATGGCTGTCTATTAAACCCGACATAATCACCATCTACTAAATCCCTATAGAGTATATCACCTTCTTGTAATTTATATTCTGGATCCAGATGTTCAATCCTATGAAATGTATTAGTTGCTGCCTTATGTACAGCTGAACATCCAGGATATGCATTTTTTCTATTAGTAAAATAGATATTGAGTTTATCTTTGTTATATGATCTTATTGTCTCTGGAATTTGCAATGCTGTTGCTAAATTTTTTGGTATTCCAAGCTCGTCAACTCGCAATGCGTTATCACCTGTAATGACACTTCGTAACATAAAACGAGTTCGTTTACCCATTAATGATTTTCTAGTACGACCACCTTTTCCTGGAATACGACTAGCTATTGAACTTGGCATTTTATTTGTAGTAGTGGCTAACCTAGTTTGATTATTTGCCGTAGTTGAGCCTTTTATCATTTCATAATATGACAAGTCAATATTGAAATACATTCCTTTTATATCACTTGAGATTTCATCATATTTAGGAATCTCAGCAGGAAGCTGTTCATTAATATCCACTATAATTTTCATAAGAGCTGTTATATCATTATTGTTAGAACGCGAGCCACCTATCCTTCTTATGTCAGGACGAATAGTATTCGGTGGTACTCTTATGATATCTAATACAAAGTTTTTAGGATGAGATTGTATAGGAATTTGCATCTTCATAACGGTTTCGTTTGAGATCTTACGTAATATGTCGCGAATCTGATGGTTAAAGAGTTCTTCTCTATTAAGACCTCCTTTAGAATGTGACTTATGTTCAATATAGAATTTCGCATGTTCGTATTTATCTTTTATAACATTAGGATGTGGTTCCTGGCAATCGTTATATGTACATTCATCATAAGATTTTGATTGCTTTACATATTCTTCCAATACTTTGCTTTTCGCAATATTAACATCTTTAGTAACTAATAATCGCCCACATTTAAAACAGACGACTTTTAACCATTTTAAGATTGCATCGCGAAACAACGGATTTTTGACTGGATATTTCAAGTCTACGCTGCCGAAGTGTCCAGGACATTTTGACTTCTTTTGTAAACAAGTACTACAGTTAAATGAATATGATGTAGTTCCTAGTGCAGCATCATAACATCCATTATTAACTGGAATCTCGCCTTTGAACAACTCTTTGTTATTAACTTCAACTTTCGAATCAATATAGTTTTCTTCATTACCCAAGACATAATACTCAATTGTATTAATCTCTGAATAATACGAATAGTCTATATTCATCTTACGAGTATATATTATAACAGATATAAGTTTAGATAATTATTCAATTTTTTATATTTCTCTTTGATGAGAAAATAATATAAGTGTTATATTTGAATTACAAAAAAATACACATTTGATATAAAGTTGTGTTTCTTTAATGTTATACTATCTGTTATATAGAGATTTATTCAGAAACCGAATCACAGTCAGTTTCCGAATCAGAATCTAATTCCAAATTATCAAGATACAAATCATAAGGTTCAGGTTGTGAATTAATTTCTTCAATCGAAGAAGTTTGCCATCTAATTGGAATTTCAATTTGGCATATTGGAATATTTTCCTGTTTGCAAAAATTTTGTAATCGAGTATTTTGAATAGAAATATGTTCTTCACTAATTTTTCCATTTTTAGAAAGATTTTCTTTTATTAATAGAGGTCTTAAATTACTCCAATGAAAACATTGGTCTTTTTCAGCAGTAATAGATGCGTCGAATATTTTGCATGGCAATACGTGATCTAAATGCCATCTACTCCCATGGTTTGAAAAGTTTATATCCTTATCTTTGTCTAATTCGAAATGAAAGCTGAACCATCTTTTTAAGAAGTCTATATCACATCCAATTAAATCATAACATTCTCTTCCAGAACCATACACTTTATTTAATCTTTGACGTAATCTCAACATTAATTTTTTTACTGGGTATTTCTTAAAATGCTCCTTTCGATAAATTAGGATTTCCTCTTTATTTTCTTGAAAAAATTTTGCATGTCTTATTTTTTCTTTTTCTGGATTATTTTTCCTATATTCTGCTTGTTGTCCATTTATCATATCTTTATTGTTTATATAATAAACACTTGCTTTATTTTTCTTATCTTCTTTTTGTTCTTCAGATCTTTTATCATAACGCTCTCTAGAGCGCTCTAATTCAAGCTCTCTTTTAACAGAGATAGGCAGAGGTGTTGGCAGATTTTCGTAACATGAAATACAATGTTTACGAATTTTTTCATATACAGTATCATACTGAGAGAATTCCTTCTCTTCATTACATAATAAACAGAGTTGTGTAGTATCTGTTTTAATTATTTGTATCTCAGATAGTGCTTTCTTTTCAGCGAGTCTTTTCGCCTTCTTGATTTGGCTGCAGCACCATTTACAATCCCCACGGGGTCTACCATTACTAAGTGCAAATTCACCGATTTCCTTTTTTACTCCACACTTAGTACACTTTCTCAAATTTGAAACTATTTTTACTGTTTCAAAAGATTCTGTAACATCTTCAAGTTCATTAGAGTTATTCTTTTCCTTACGTATACGATTTTTGCATGTCTTGCATGTTTTTGTGAATGGATCTGCATTTGCTGTTTTATAAAAATCATTATTAATCTTCTCTATATTACAGACATTGCACACCCTAAGTTCTCCAGCTAATTCTTTTTGTAAAGCTTCATTAGCCTTCTTTTTGCCTTGTCTAATACTGTTACAACACGATTTACATCTCGCACGCGGTTTTCCATTATCAAGTTGAAATTCATTAATACCCTTTTCTTCTTTGCAGGTAGAACAGGCCTTTAAGTTCGAATCCATTACTGTTATAAATAATTCAATTTTTTATATTTATATTAAAATTTTCAAATGATTACTTTGATTATAAATTTATATATAAATCATAGTCTTCCAAAAAAGATCGTAAAAAAATACACATAATTTCTTTTTATAATTAACTGTTTTAGACTCCCTACAAGCCAGTGCCTGCATATTTTTCAAATGTAGTAATACCTTTTAATTTATTAAGATGAGAATCTCCATAACCTTCATAGGTCTTTATATTTTTTAATTTATTTAAATGAGGATCACTAAAGGTATCAGTAGTATCTTTAGCTGCTTGTTGGAGAGCAGCATCAATCTGACTTACTGATCCGAGATTGTAAAAGACAGGTGCTTCGTTAGCACCACTTCCTATAAAGCGATCACTGCGCGAACTGATAAACGGAAGTGATGCTTTGCGCATATCATCGAAGTAACTGCTGTTCTGTGAAGAGATACTGTAAACAGATAAGGCGATAATGATAAGGCATATCATCTTCACTATGGTAAATAATTGTGAATAATCTTCATCCATTTCAACTAGTGTTATATATATTATATCAGAAAATAATGTTATGAAAAATTAATTAAATATACGACATTTAATTTTATCAAAAAATATATCTCACATTATATCCGATTAAATATACAAAAAATATCCAAAAAATAAACTCAAAACTTAGATGCTCAATTTTAGATACCAAAAAAAATAAACTCAATCTTGACACCTAAAAATAAAACAGCTATTTTATATCACGGAACCCGATAGCCTTTGCACATAATGGCACACCAGTCTTAGACGTAGATCTATATTCAACTGTTAATAACCGATTTTTATACTTTGTTGCAAAGTGCTTTTTACATTCCCTGTAAATTGCATACCGCTCCTCGAGTGGCATATTAGGAACCACTTTAAAAGACTCGTCCCCGACAGCACATATCCAGCAAACAGCCCCGACCTCTTTACCATTCTCGCCTTGAGTATAATCAACAACCTCAAACTCATCATCGAATACTTCCTTTCGTTTGAGTAAAGCCTTAGACCGTAAACGATCACTTTTTACTGTAGCGCTTTTTAAATACGCAGAAGTAGGATCCCTAATCATTATACCCTCATATTTCTTTTCAAGAAAGTCTACATATACATCATCCAACTCATCTTGATTTTTAACTAATATAGTTTCAACAAAAACAGCTAACGGAGAATTGATATGCTTAATTATTTCTTTCCTAAGATCATTACGCATGGTAAATGATTCCTTATCATATTTTGGATAGAACATATCATATATATGATATTCAATAATTTCTTTCATATTCGACTTCTTACTAGTCTTCTTTTTTGAATCACTACTAGCTCGTACTGAATTAATATCTTGCAACGGCACCCCATGTTTATAGAACTCACCATCTAAATAAACACTTTCATTATTTA